GATGTTTGGGTTTCTGATCCTGAGCGGGATGGCTACCCTTTACTTTCTGCTTGCGCGGGAGGCTGAGGGGTTGCTTGCCGGTTTCGGGTTTGTGGTGTCTGCGGTGTTGTATTTGTTGGCGTTTCTGAATGTTGTGAGGCCGAAAAAATAGTTTGAGAAAGTTTGTGTTTTGGCTTGCGCCCTGACTGTATACGGTATACACTAGAGACATAAGCCACAACGAAAGGGAAACAAAATGTTTGCAATCGCCCAAGATGTCAACGTAGTAGATAGCTTCACAAACCAGACTGAGACAGTCCAGGTCATCGCAACCACCGAGAACAAAGTCACCGTGATGGGTTGGGACTTTCAGGCAGACTTTATCCGCAAGCAGGAAAGCTTTTGGAACGGTGACTTCTACATTGAGGCAGCATAAGTAAACAATCAGATAGCCCCCGCTTCGGCGGGGGTTTTCTTTTGCCCGATAACATAGAACCATGACCACAAGCCTGAACATCAGCGCGCTAGGCAGACCCTCCCCACAGGGAAGCAAACGGCATGTGGGTGGAGGGCGCATGATTGAGGCTTCCAAGTACCTCCCAGCGTGGCGCAAAGCAGTCTGTGTGGCAGCAGTCAAAGCTGTTGAGGATGAGGTGTGGGAGAAACCCGCAGGCCCGATAGAACTTGCTGTGACCTTCTACCTGGAACGCCCTTCAAGTATCAAGCAGGCGAAACGCCCTATGCCGATCAAACCGCCAGACCTGGACAAGCTAGTTCGTGGAATTTGCGATGCACTTTCCGATGCAGGGGTTTGGGAGGATGATGCACAGGTGGTGAAGCTGACCGCGTTCAAGGAGTATGCAGACACGCGGGCACCTGGTTGCGCTATTGAAGTCTCTGCTTTGTGAGGTTCTGTGTATAGGCTAGACATATGCTAGAAGGTTTGGAACCACCAGAGAAAGCATTTCGGTGCAAGGTTGCCACAGTCCTGAACGACTTAGAGCCTGATGACACACGCATCCTGGCGCAGGCGCTTGCTGATGAAGGCACTTGGCCCGCTTGGACTCTCTCGCAAGCGTTGAAAGGTCGAGGGATCCCTTTGGGTGATGGCCCGATCAGGAACCACAGGCGGGGCTCCTGCCGCTGTAGGGTTGCCTAATGCTTGATGCTCGAATTATTGTGGGTAATGCTGCCGATTCGCTTGCAAAGATTGATGCTGGGTCTGTGAGGACTTGTGTGACCTCACCACCATATTGGGGGCTGAGGGATTACGGCAATGATGGTCAGCTTGGTCAGGAGGCTACCCCTCAGGAGTTTGTGGAGAACCTTTGCAAGGTTTTCGATGAGGTGTGGAGGGTGCTTGCGGATGATGGGACTGTGTGGGTGAACATTGGTGATAGTTATTTCCCGCATGGTGGCTCACGCGGTAATAAGACACCGGCAGGGGATTCGCTGAGAGGTAGAGAGAATAATTATCAGCCTGCCCCGAAACTATCCGCTGGGGATGCGAACTTGAAGCAAAAGGATTTAGTTGGGATACCGTGGAGGTTTGCTTTTGCCATGCAGGATCGCGGCTGGTATCTCAGGCAGGATATTATCTGGGCTAAACCTAATCCGATGCCTGAGAGCGTAACTGACCGTTGCACCAAGTCGCATGAGTATGTGTTTCTGTTCTCAAAACAGCCTAAATACTTTTTCGATTCTGTTTCAATCAGGGAACCCCTTGCAGAGTCCTCGCTAGGCAGGCTTGCACAGGATGTGAAGAATCAGGTTGGGTCTACGCGAGCCAATGCAGGCGCTAAGAGCAATGGCAATATGAAAGCGCTGGGTGATCCAGAGGGTGGCAGGAACAAGCGTTCTGTCTGGAATGTGAACGTTGCCAAATACAAGGGCGCTCACTTCGCTGTGTATCCCCCAGCTCTGATCGAGCCATGCATCAAGGCTGGTAGCGCTGAGGGGGACACTGTGTTAGATCCGTTCTCTGGTTCTGGCACGACTGGTGAGGTCGCTTTGCAGAACGGGCGCAACTACCTGGGGATTGAGCTGAACCCTGATTACGCTGCTCTGAGTGAAAAGCGCATAAGTGATGCGATAGGTCTAATGGGGAAGGTTCTGGTGAGCTAATGCTTGACGATCTGCAACCAGCTAAGAAGGTTGAGGCACCTAAAGACTTCAGGGCTGGCCTGGACTTTGACGGCAACGAGGGAACCGCTACGACTGAGGGGCTCGCTGAGCCACCTAACTTTGATGAGTTCCTTGAGGATCGCGGATATTCCGCTGATGAGTATGAGATTATCGGCACCCCTCGAACTTCACAGTGGCAACGCTGGGATGGGTTGTGGCTGACCGCGTACCGTTTCCACTTCCGCAAGAAGGTGACAGAGTTTCACCTGCCTACTCTTTACGCTGAGGCGAAGCGTAGCAAACCTAAGACACCTAAGCCGGTGAAATCCGCTAAGACTTTCGTTATATGTCCTGCTGACTTCCAAATCGGCAAGGGGGGAAGTAGGGGAGGGCATGAGCAGTCAATCCAGCGCATACACGCCAGCTATGACCGGATTGAGCAGAAGCTGAAGGCGGGCAACTATGGGCACATTGTCATCCTTGACATGGGTGATGTGATTGAGGGTGTGAGCAATAAGGCTGACATGGAGCAACTACAGTCCAACACTCTCAGCCCGATGCAACAGGTAGACCTTGCGAGCGCCCTTCTATGGGATTTGATAAAACTCGCATCAAAATATGCACCGATAACTTACGGCTCAGTAGCCTCCAACCATTGCCAGTTCAGGGTGAGTAAGCAACCTGTGGGGAAACCAGGCCAGGATGACTGGGGCGTAGTGATTCTGCAACAGCTTCGCCGCCTTGCCACAGAGGTAGGGTTGCCCATCACCCGCTGGCTGGTACCACAACCGCACGATGAGGGTTTCGCTTTCGATGTTTTCGATAACGGTGAACACATCCTCGGTGCTATACATGGGCACCAGGTTGCACGACCTGATGCTTTCGCAGGGTTCTGGGCTAAGGCAGTGTTCAACTCCTCCTACCTTGCAGCCGTCACGACAATGGTTAGCGGTCACTTCCACCATCACAGGTGCGAACAAATCTCTGGCACTGAGAACGGGGAACGGTGGTGGGTGCAAGCATCTACCTCAGATAGTGGCTCAGACTGGTACACACGCAGGCAGGGCGCAGGAGGGGACTCCACCACAGCGATCACCTGCTTTGAACTTGAGAAGGGCAAACCGTTCAGGGGTACAGTAGAACTGCTATGACTAATGAGCCTGATGACTTCATGGACTTCGCGTTCGATGAACTGCTGAAAGATTACCCACTCGGGGACCTCCCACCAGTCGAGGTGAAAACAGACAAGTTCAGGGGTGTAGCAAGGAACTTCTTCGCCATGCCAATCCAGTTGCTTATGGACTTGAAGGCGGCACAGATAGACGACGACGGCAGCGACATCCTCATCCTGTTTGATGCTTGCGAGTTGGCTTTCAGCGAGGAGGACTTCGACAGGCTTTCAGACCTAAACATCAGAGACTTCGTGCGGGTAGTCCACGCCTGGGTTAGCTGGAATCAAAAGCCCAATGGTGTTCAATAAACCCTGCCTAAGATGCGGGGTGCTATCCAAAGACTCTATGTGCCGCAACTGCCACAGGGGTGAGGAACGGATTAGGGATAGAAAACGCGATGCCGACCCTGCACGCAAACTCAAGAAGGCCACCCTGTACGGTTCGACTTATCGCAAACAGCGGGAGCTTTTGAAAACCAGGGGGGGTATCTGCTACCTGTGTGGGGAGGTAGTACCACCAGGCACAGGGCAAGCTGACCACTTAATCCCATCAGACCCGCAATCACCTCTCGCAATAACACATTCGTTCTGCAATCAATCCAGGGGGAACAAACCTTTGCAGGGGTAGGGGCAGGGGAGGGCACTCCACACCAGCCACGCACGACAAGCACCTCGAGGCAGGCGCACACATCACCAGAATGAAAATCGCGCACACACTCGCCTATCGAACACCTGTTCGACCACGACACCCCACACCCCCCACCGGCATCAACTAGGGGCGGGGTAAAACTCTTATATTGATAGACAGGACACCCCGTAGCCCAT